TGTGTTATCCATTGCCATAGCAGTTTTCCAAATTTGAGTAAGTCCAAATCCAGTTGAGAAAGGTTGGTCTTTCCAAGTTTCTGGGTATCCAGTTCCTTGACCATGTGCTGTACCAACTACATAAGAACGTCTTTGTTCTAGTTGAGTTGAGATAGTTTGATCATATACTTCCTCACCGCCAGCATCTCTGTCGCCATCACCATCATTACCACCAGGGGTAAAGTTATTAGTAAGAAATGAAGCGAGTTCATTACCAGCACTATCAAACTTAACAATCTTACCTTCGATTGCAACACATTCTTTACTGTCTTTTGTTAAAGAATCAGTAACTGAATCTATTTTCATCAAATGGTATCCACCAACATCTCCACCTCCTGCAGTTGCAGAAATCGGAATTTTTACAACTTGACCGGGAAGAAAAAATGCAGGTCTTGTTCCTGTGCCGCCAACATCAACTTTTGAGCCAGATTGCCCATATGTACTTCCTATATTACCACCTGATTTATAATCAGTTGCCATATATAGTTTTACAGTTTGCCCTGTAGCTGAAACAGCCCCAGATGTGTTTGATTGGTCAAGTTCTGCGTCAGCAAAACTATCGCTACCATTATCAACATGTCCCATTACATAAGCATACCTTTTATGGTAAGAAGGTCTACGTTCTGTAAATTTGAACTCTGGGTCGTCAGTGGGCTTTTTGCCAACCTTAGATACAAATCGGAAAAAAGGGTCTTGCGCTATTGCTAGTTCAGAAACCCTATCCCCAAAATTGTACTTTCGCCTAAGGTCACCAGTGTCTTTACTTGTACCATCAGACCAACTTGCTGTATCTGAATAAGTACCTAAGCTAAATACATCAGCCATTTTATTACCTCATAATTAAGGGTTATGGCCTTTAATATTATTTAAATACCAAAAGCCTCTTCTAGTTCGTTGGTCGAACCCAAAATGGCATCGAATACTGAATCGTCAGGAGATTGCTCAGTTTGAACGCTTCCCTGAGTTGCTAATGTACCCGGCTGTTCTTGAACTTCACGCATCTTTTCGTGAATTTCTTGCCTAGTATTATCAGCTATTTTCTCATCCCTATTCTTACGATTCATTAGAAAATAAATATCATCAAGTTCAAGAGATTTAGATTTCGCAAAATCAACAAATTGAGACCATTGTTCATCATTCATTTCATGACGTGAACGAAAATCGGTTTCCTTTGCTAACCTTTGATTTTCTACCTTTTGCCCTTGCAAAGCACCGTTCAACCTTCTTTGGACAATTCCATCAATGGTTGCTCCTAGTACTTTTGCTGAATCAGAGTCAGAATTAGAAAAAGCATCATCAGCGTCAAAGACAAAGTCTTCTCCAAGATTCAACTTCTCAGTCATAGTTTCTGGGGTTTGACCGCCACCCTCAAAATAATTTCTCACATGAGTAATTAAATTAGGGTCTTCTCGCATAGCATCCAATATTGGCATATAAGGTTCAATTTCGGAAAGTTTTCCGTTTAGCCTTTTTGCTTCTCTACTTGAATCACTATACCTTTTCTGCAAGTTCTCCACTTCATTTGATGTGGGTTCCTCGCTCTGAACTTCTACATTAGGGCTCGTCTGCGTGTTATCGCTTTGTTCCGAGGTTGGTTGTGAAGGTTCGTCTATAATAGCTCCGTTGACTTGTTTATCTAATGTTTCAAAAAAATCATCAGATGACATTTCAACTACACTATCTTGTACGCTTATACTTTCGGGGGCTTCTGTAGCGTTACCTACTTGTTCTGACATACTATCTCCTATTTTAGAGTTTTATTAATTTATGAATAACAATCAAATTATCAAACTACTTAATTGCTAAACATGTTTTTGCTTTCCTGCTCCACACATAACCAGATTTACATTTTCTGCGACCACCTTTTTCAGGGTGTTCTTTGTTATGTTGAGCCTTTGAAATCTTTTCAAGATTAGAAGAGTTATTATTTTTCTTATTACCATCTTTGTGGTGTACAACCTCTCCTTTCTTAGCATTTGATTTATTTCTATAATGAGTTTGACTACTGCCGTCTATCCATCTTCCATTTTTACTACCACTTCTAGCCATATTAGGGTAGGTTTTTTTATTCCAATTAGCCACTTGTGTCTTCTTTTGAATCTTCTACATCAGCTTTCATTTGTTCACGAACTTTTTCAAATTCAACTTTTAACATACCTCTTAATAATTTTTGCTGAGCTTCAGTTTCTAAAACATCTTTTCTTATTTCGTTAGAAGCATCGCCAACTTTCATTTTTATTCCAGCTTGGACTAATTGCCTTTGTAATGTTTCTATAGTTCCATCCTTATCTTTTATAGCTTCTTCCATAGAGGAAACCTGACCTTGTAATTGCGAATAAACAGATTTTCTTTCGAGTAATTGTTTTTTATTTCTTATATCAGTTTCGGCTACCATAGCTATATCGTCAATCAATCCAGCTTGGAACCATTTAAAATATTCTTCTAATAAAGCCCATCTATTTACTGGCATTGTGGCTCCAGCTACAACCCTTACATCAAATCTTGCACTTGCATAATCTTTAAATTTTCCGATAACATCTCCATAATCATTAAAAACCTGAATATTGATTCTAACTTCTTTTTCCTGTTCTTGAGGAGTTTGCCCAGCTTCTGGTTGAACAATTCTAAATACTTTTTCTATTGTATAATGTCTTTGAGCAATCATTTGAAAACATCTTCCTAAATGCTCTAAAGCAGGTTCAACAACGCTTCCCATCCATGCTTTTAATCTACGAGTTCCAAATTCATCATTTGCTAACAATCCTCTATATGTCTCAGATTGCTCTTGAGTAAATCCCATCATAGCTGAAGGAACTCCACTTATATATTCAGCATCTTGCTTACCTTCTTGAACAACTGTATAAAATGCATTATTTATTGGAGCTGGTAATATAGGAGTTGGAGTTGCAAATCCCTGTCTGTATTTCAATAATGCACCGGGAGATGAAGAATATCTTTCCCATTCATCTTCAGGTACAGAACCTTCTTCATACATCCATCTGAGATTAGAAGCTAGATTTGCATTATGAAGCATGATTTGATGTGCTTTGTTTATTTCTTGTTGTTTTCCTATTAATGGAGTAACTGCGCTCATTGGATAAGGAGTTCCAGTATACATATATGGAATAGGTATAATCGGATATTCACTTATTGGTAAAGTATATTCATATAAGAACACATCATCCCCAGCACTACAAGTTTGTATAATTCTATTTTCATAAAACTTTATAGCATCTACAATATTATTTTTCGATTCTGGGGTTTTTAATAAAATCTTATAATCAGAAGCTGACATTATTCTTTGCTTAACTATAGTAGCTGCGTCTTGAGCTTCAGCAGTTAACTGCATTTCTTTTTCTTTTATAGCTTGAGAAGCCATTTCTTGAGCTTTTTTAATTTCTAATTCAGCCCTTTGTGGGATAATCTCACCAGATTGAGCAGATTGTTGAATTTGAATTTGTTTTTCCATTAAACCAACTTCAACTTCTTCTTTAAAATCAGATAGCTTCTTTTGAACTTCTTCTTTTATATTTGCCATTTCAGCTGGAGAAGGTGTCACTTTTATATATACATTATAATACTCAAATTTCTTTTTATGATAAGTTTCATAATATGGAATTATATCCTCATCTTCAGCATCTAAACTAATACCCATTGTAATATCTTCTGGCTGTATAGATTCACCTAAATCAACATCTCTTTCAGAATAAGAAACTACATCTGTGCTTTTTGCGACTTTTTTAATTTTAGCTGCAAATTGTGGTAGCATATTAATTAATCTTGTTCTTGCAATATTTTTACGAATTTGAATAAAGTTTGCATCTCTAAATAAAAAATCTCTACTCGCTGGGTCAACGTATACATCATAAGGGTCAAGCCTACTAAATCTTACCTCGCCCATTCCTCTATCAGCATCTTTATCTATATCTACAAAAAAGTATCCAATTCCTTTAGTCAATGAATCAAGAGCAATTTGACTGTATAATGATTTTCCATTAGAATGATACCAACAATAATCTGCAATATCTGAATGAACTTGAGCAACATCTACATCATCTCCAGTAGCCCCAACCGCTTTCCATTTAGGACTATTAGCAGTTACAAAATATTTCATTATTTCTACAATAGGAGTTACCCTATTAATAGTAAATGTGGGCATACCAGATTCTTCTAATCTATCTTTTTCTTCTTTGCTTAATTGTTCGTCTAGATAAAAATCATAACCTTTTTGAGAAATTGTTTGCCATCTTTGTCTATGAGAATTATTTGCTCTATCCCATAATTGCTTATTTATTTGAGCTTTTGATTTTTTAGTTTTTCTAGCCATCAATCCCTCTCTATTGGTTCTTGAGCCCAGTCAATAATTTTTTCTGCGCTTTTACTTAAAAATCCAAATACTTTATCATCAATTTTTGTCATATCTCTCAACCTCTTTCTTTTCTTTTTTGTAGGTTTTGATTTTTGTTTAGATATTTTTATAGTAGGTTTTTCTATTGGCTTTGACTTTTTCGGCCCTTCGTAATAATATCTATCATAAACAGTAAATCCCGGCAAAGCCCAATCAGCTGCTTTATCTACAAGGGGGCCAGCGGAAGCATCTATATCCCATACATCAAAAACTGCTAAATATTTTCCTTTTTCATCCTCACCTTTGCTGATTTGATAATTACCTAATCCAAGAAGGCCTGGATTTAGAAAGTCAGAACCTACATGTTTTACATGATATTTTGTCCCAACATTATAAGACTTTCCTTTTTCCATTTTTGGTATATGCTCTTTTAATCCCTCATAAACTTTTTTCATTTGTTTTTTATCTTTAAAGGTATAAAAAACATCGTCTTTCTCAGCTCCCCTAGTCGGAGTAAATTTACTTTTAACAATGCTATTATATTGCTGTGGTTCCCCAGCTGACAATAACAACATGTCCATTCTTTCTCTTACTCTTGTTTCAGGAATTCTTCCTTTTTTTAAATCGCCTTTTTTCCAAGGTTCTTCTTTACTATACCATTTATCATGAAGTTCTTTTACCCAATCATCTGTGAATTCCGAACTTCCAGTGATGAATCTACCAGCTACCTTTAGCCAATTTTGGTTATAAACATTTCCTTGAATGCTTGTAATAGCTCTTCGTTTTACTGATTGCTCAGTTGATTCTAATAGGTCAGAAGTATCTTCCTTAAATTTTTCCCAAAGATTTGACATTAATCATTATTTTCTTATCTTAGGTTGTTTCAAGGCTTTTTTAGCTGACTTAGTGTCAACTGCACAAAATTTAAGTGCAGCAGACTTACTTAAACCTCTTTTTCTTGCCTTGCCGTAACATCCTTTGACATCTGCAACTTTCTTACCCGCTTCCGCCGCCAACACAACAGCTCCAACACCGGGAATGGCTCTCGCAGCTGCTTTTACAATTTTCTTGCCAACGCTAGATTTAGAAACTTTTTTAAATGCAGGTATAGCTTCTTTAGAAAATTTTTTAATAGCTTCTTTAGAAACTCGTGTTGGTTTCTTCGCCTTTTGGTAATTTACCCTTCCCGCCTTTTTTGCTGACCATGCTGGTTTGCTCGGCCCCTTTTTTTTGTCTTTAGTTTTATTAGCCATTTTTTTATTCCTTATTAATCTCTTATTTCTACGTGAACTAAATCATCGAATCGATTATCTTTGATTTCACCATCACTATCCCAATCTCCGCCCCAACGAATCTTCAATCCTAATTGATGCCCAATTCCTCTAAGCATACCACCCATATAGTGAAACCTTTCTCTATCTTCCCAGTCTATCGGGTAAGGAGCGAGGTCAACAGCTTTTCCTTCCATGTGTTTGGAATACTTAACTTTAGTTTTCCCCTGTGCTAACAATTGCTCTTGCCGCTCCTTACTCCGTAGTCCTTCGATAATAGTCACATCCATTATCTTAATTAATTCATTTAATACGTTAACTAATCTAGAGTCAACGCCTTTTAATCGCTGCTTGGAACGTTTACCAAATTTAAACATTATTTTTTAGCCGGCATTGGGCCTATAAAGTCTTTACTAGGCCTTTTTTTTTCTGTTGGCTTATCATCTGCTCTTGCACAACTGTAAGAACGTCCTTGCCAAGTAAAAGTAGAACCAGCTCCTTTGCCTGAGCAGTTCGCTTTAAATGCTGACCTAAAACTACCAGCAGATTTTGATTTTTGTTTGTATTTTGGATATACACCAGCTTTTGTCAACTGAGAACCTTTATCTGCTAAATCCCTTGCTTTTACTTTGGATTTAATACCCATTGCTTTTTTCTTAGCAGCTACTGTTCCTTTAGCTCCAGACTTACCACCTTCTTTCATACCATCAACTGTTTTTATTTTGCCACCAACTTTTTTCAACATTTTTCTGCGTCGGGCTCTTTCTCTTCCAGCTTTGGTAAGTTTCTCACCTACAACATATTTATCGCTAGCGATTCTTTTTTTTCTTCTTTCTTTTAGTTTTTTTAACATTTTTGCTCCTATGCTATCAACCAATTTTTTGCTTTTCTTTTTGGCTTAAACCATGTTTTTTTCTTTTCATCCTTTTTCATATTTGGTGGAAAAGAATGAATTTGTGCGTAAAAAAGACTCTCTATTGTGTCATCGTGAGCCATTTTCGGGCCAAAAGTAAGAATTTCGTTGATTAAATCAAACATGTTTTTCCTTAAATGCACTGTTCCGGTACTAAAACGAGCAGAAAGTCCGCTATAAATGCGATTTCGTTTCTGAGTTCCGCCCGGTTTTTCTGGAATCACTGCAATATCGTACTTATTTAACCTTCTTCTTTCATCATTTAAGGCTTGAAATATGCTTCTATTCATAGCAACGTCTTCAACTGTAGATGATAAACAATTATATTTTTGATGCAATTCTAGGATTAAGTCCACAACTCCCTTCTTTCCAAGTATCTCACCAGTCGTTGGACTCTTTGAGCCGATTGTAGGAATGCTTCGATGCCTTTCATATTCCAATACATATAATTCATTATTTGCATCAATCGCAATAACAGTTATTACAGAAAAATCACTATGTTTTGTATCTATATCCGTAGCTGGGTCGCATCCTATAAATGTATTAACTGGAATATCTTCTCCGTCTTTATGAATGTAATTAACTCCATCTTCATGTTTAAAGTATCCATCCCAATATCTAATATGTTCTCTTCTCCATATAGCGTCTTCATCACTCATTACTTCCATCATATATTCTTGATAGAATTTTTGTGGTTGTCCAGAATCTATATAGAATTTTTTCTTTTCTTTTAATTTCGAGACTGGAAAAAACGACTCCCATAAAGGAGTATTTTCATCCAATAGAGCTTTATAAGTAATAACTTTCCATGAAAAATCTTTTTTATCTTTTTTAGCACGTGCATAGTTAGTAATAAGATTGTTAATGAAAGAGTCATAATGTACGGGAGTACCATTAACACGCAACCGACCAGTATGAGGCTCAATAGCA